GAGTCCCGGGTTGTGGAGCGCAGCTGCTCTCTTAGCCTTGCTGACGATCCGACCATCTCTCTTTTGCATGAGGTCCGACTTTTCATTACCTCCTGGAGTTCTCTCAACTGTTCCGTGCCACACTTGAGCCTTTGACATTTACCTTAGATGCACATTTTAATTGAACATGATACCTCCAATTCCGTTCTTGCAGTTGAGAACATTCACTGCTCTGGAGTATACAATCACAGTCTGATCTGTCAGATATCTCTGTGTCAAAAAGATATTAAGAGTTGTGAGTCTGATTCGAGATATGTTGAGTGTTCCAGATGGTTCTATCGTGGTGGGATCTATGGCTATACTATATGTATACAACTGATGGCTTGGAGTTATACGATGATTCAGGAATGGTCTGAGGACACCCAGAGATACAGAATCTTCATCCACTAGAACTTCTCCATTGAGTTCTAGTACGACCCTCTGAATTTGGGCACCAGTCTGAATCCAAAACTCCCGTATGGGTCCCGAGAATGTTAGACTGAATATATCAGATATAAGACCAGCCCTAATAGTGAATGTATTTGTTTGATTCTGATTGATGAGAGAGACTGATGATGCCGGAGCGCGATGGAGATTTCTATGGAGGCGACTGGCTAAGTCTTGGAGGCGGGGATTGGCTAGCCAGAGAACAGGCTTCTCCTCAAGTTTTGCATACTCAACTATGAGTTGACTCTGAAGACTTGGAATGACTTGATATGGATCTAGACGAGTAAGATCTGTTATTTCAGAACGATTTGTTGTCAAATATACGTATTTACTTGATGAATTTATATACACATTATTACCACTGTTATATTTGCTTATAGAGGTTCCAGTTTGCCCTAGTGAATTGATGGTTGTTATACCATCAATGTTGAATATAATCCATGACCATGCTTTTGGATCGTTGAACCCCATGAAAGTATTATAGAATAGGAGACCACTATTTGCACTCTCAGAATTACAACACAAATAATATATATATTTACCATCAAAACATAAAGGTAGGATTAAACCAAAATCTCTACCACCGGGTGAGTTGGGATATACATATGAATATTCTATATATGAATTGTTGAAAGGTTTGGTAGTATCTATTCTTGTAAAATAACCAAGGTCAACATCAATGCGAGTATACAAAAAATACATATATTTATTATCGACCGAACTTACAGATGAATCTGCGAATGACGTTGTCATATTTTCAAAAGTTCCTGGTAATACATTACCAAGCAGTAAATTTGTGTCTACACGTATTAGACGACTTGCATCTGCGAGTGGAAAATACAAATATTTTCCGACCAAATTACCTCTTTCAGCAAGTATATTTCGACGTGTGAGAGGTATTCCAATAGACTGTAAATATTGAGCAAGTGTATATGGACTTCCATCGGGATTTGTTTGATGGAAATATGTTCCTGTTCTAGTATCATATACAATCATATCATCTTCGGCCACAATATAGATATAGAACGAAATTGGGAACATTTTAGCTACAGTAATTGGAATACTCCCAATGATTGTATACGTTGTGAAATTGTTGCTATAGTAGGCTAACTCATTATTAGATGTGCATACATAAACCAAATTGTTACTTGTGCAAATTGTTCCAATATTCAAATATTGTGGATAAGTTGTGGATATATTTGTGTCTTCATTGTATACATTCAGAAAATAATTATTAGAACCAAAAGAGTATAAACCTATTATACTTAGTAATAAATTACCATAACTGATTGTACTGCTCGAATAATAATAAAATGCGTTGATCCATGTATAGGCTGATGCATTTAGTAATCCTCCGTTCAAAGACCTATTTGTTAAATTCTGAAACTGCTCGAATTGAACAGCAACTTGAACAGTCTGATCATAGAGCGATCTGATTGGGACTGGATCAAAGTCAAGTCGGGTCCAGTATGTCCTTGGAGCTAGAGACGTACTCGTATCATTCCTCCCAACCGTAATGGTAAGTCCAGCTTGATTTTCAAGAGGAGTATCAATGTCATCTTCAATCATAAGAGTCTTGGCACTTATATTCTGAATAGTCTGACCACCAATGTACAGAGTGGCTGTGTTTACAAGCAAATCACCGACTGAATCGTAGTATGAATAGTTTGGAGGAGGTGGCTGGAACCCTGTCGTCCATCCAGACTGAATTAAATTCAGAGTTGGAACAGCACTTGGGAATACATATCCATATGTAATGTCAAATCCCCAAAAGGCTGCAGCAGTCTCAGACTTGAATGATATTGCTCCGAGACCAGTAAACGAAAATATGTTGGTGGCTGTGACTGTGATTGAGGAATTACTTGTCCATACCCATTCAAGGAGTAACTGAGTGTTGTAGAATCCTAGGACATTTGTTGCACTCGCCAAGAGTGTAGTACCAGTTGCATCCCATATGTTAGTATCTGATACGAGCGTATGGCAATAGCCTGCAGGATTTCCAGATTGATAGAGTGGTCCAAGAACAGATTTGAGATAGATTGACTTGATGACATCATCTTTTTTTGGAATTGTGGCATAGGCTAAATTTCCAAATGTCAAATCTTGATTACTAAAAGGTACTGTGATTGTCTGAGTTGAAAAGTCTGTTATGTTATGTGATGTGTACATGAAGAGGGAATCTGGTCCCAAAAAATCTCCTCCACCATCTAGGATGATGGACATCTACTAATCCTCAATTTTTAAATCCACTCTCGTAGAGCGAGTGCAACATTGTGAGATGGCCTGATTGTACTGTAGCTATATTGTAACTGAGAGCATATATGCGTATATATCTTGGTACGACTGATGAATTTACCCAGAATTCATGCTGCTGATTAAATAGATATGTCAAGTTTGCTTCACCCATAGGCTGACCCCCCTCTGGGTTCATTGAAAAGGAGTAGACGTACAGGTTAGACTCTGGGTTCTTTGTGTGGTTCTGAAGAGGCTGGATAACGCTCAGATACAAACCGTTTGCTACATTAGGACTTAGGACTTCGACACCGTTAAGACATAGGCGATACTGTTTAATGTCCAGGTTATAATGGTACATGTCTGTTGCCGGAATATTCTGAATAACATAGAAGAATTCCTTGACATCATTCACAAATGAAGTGACACATTTGAAATAAGTCTCACCCGGCTTGATTGTAAACTGAAGAACCTGGTAACTGTTAGTCACATAAGAGAGTGTATTATGCTGAAAATACGAAAGCTCCGAAGGGCTCAGATAGGCATAATCAATCTCGTAACTGAGATCGAGAAATCCTGTATATGGAACAGTCATGAACTTGATCGCATCATTAAAGACAACCCTGAGTACTGGCTGGCTACTGAGTGCACAAAGTGGCAAGTTTATACTGAATGGAAGCTTGAGATAGTAGATTGGAAGAGGGGTTGTCAAATCTGTACCGACAAGCTTCTGAAGCCCAGGCCTCTTTCCCTGTGGAACAGTCAGATCATTCTGCATAAAGATGTTTTCACCATATATTCGTTCTATGACTACAGATTCGTACTGGAGCTCTACAAAGTTTATCATTGCAGTAGCAACAGATGTATTGACAGCTGAAGAACTTGGCCATATTATACGAAGAAACAGGGCATCTATAATGTCACCATTCATGGGTAAAGGTATAGACATGTCATCTCCAAATCGAATAGGAAAAGGCCAGCTTTCACTCATAGTCTGGCGCTGAAAAGCCTTCATCTATCATTAGACGGTAGAAAAACCAGCTCGACCATTCGCAACTACAAGCTTCTGAAAGCCTGCATAGTACATATTAAGCGTAAATCCATTCTGAATATCAGTTAAGTATTCTGGTTTGAATGCAATATCAAGATGAGTTGTTTTGTAATCAAGCTTTGTAAAGTCTATAGCTCCATCAAGCTGAAATTCTTTGGGAATATTTGTGAAACAGTACAAGTATATATTCTTTGTTGGAATTGATAGACCGTGATGCATTGGCTGTTGAATAGAATGGTAGATGCCATCAGGGAATGTAGATAGCACATTTTGTCCATTGAAATACATTGTCACTTGATCTATGACATCTATATAGTTGTTTGTTGTTCCATCAAAATAAGTGACTGGAACAGATGAGGTTATATACTTTGTTGTATATCCATATGAATATCTGGAATCAAAGAATCTTGGATCTCCCGTCTCATAGAGAGTATTACGAATGAACCAAACCATCATCGAAACAGGAAAATTGGCTGTAAGATTTAAAACTGCAAGACTATTCTTATATGTCACCAGAGGATTGTAAGCTGCAATTGGTATATTATATTCAAAGCTTCCATTTATGAAGAATAGTTTCTCTTCTAATGATAGATATTGACCTTCTACAATCAAAAAGACATTCTCAAGGTCAATATTTGTAACGGAGTTTGTTATCCAATCCTGGCTATTAAAATATAACTTGACTGATATTGTTGTTGAGCTAAGAGCACAAGTAGGTAGATAGGGGTTTGGACTATTCTTTCGGTGACAAAAGAAGAGTTCCAGTGGTACTATGTAATCACCCCCTGTACATGGTGAGGTGTTTCCAGTCGCATTATACATGGATAATTTCTGGTCAGCATCGAGAAAGAGTTCATCTCGAATAATGTACCAATCGTCAGTGAGAATCTCGATCGAAGATCCATCAATCATGAAATTAATTTGACTGAGTACAGCTCTACCAATCTGAGGCGTATAGGTACCTGGAGGTAAGGTGAACTTGAGATACATGTTTGATAGCAAATCAGGAAGATCTGAAGCTTTCATATCAACTTGGAATGCATTGCCTAGATAGGCGTTCTGAAGGTTGACAACGGGTATGGCTCTCTGTTGGGTTGCAAATTGTGTATGAGTTTTAATCTGAGGAACCCAAGCAAGGTTGGGACCCCAAACGTATTTATCCTGTGGACTCTGTGCAGACAAGGCGGTCAAGGCTCCGGTTCCAGCTCCACGATCATTCATATTAAACTATGAGAACAATTTCTTAAGG